GGCTGAGCCGGGAGAGATCGGCATTCTGAGCTCTTCCTATTCTGTGAGGTATCGGACCCTTCTTTCCGATCTGACGGCATGACCGCTGATCTCCCCCCTTGGCCCACCACCGCTGGCAGTTTCCTGCTGGTTGATGGCGAATGGGTCAACCAATCCCCCGCTGAAACCCCCGAGGTAACGACCGATGGCATCGAACAAGCGGCAGATCCTGATGGTCAAGACGGAGGCCACCTACGGGGTTAGCCCTAGCGCAGCCGGCACCGATGCCCTGCTGGTGCTCGATGCCGAGCTGACCCCGCTGGATGGCGAACTGCTGGAGCGCGAGCTGATCGACTCCACGTTTGGCCGGGTGCGCTCGCGCGTGATTGCCCAGCGAAAGATGGGCCTGAAGTTCGGCATCGAGGCGGCTGGCTCTGGTACCGCCGGAACCGCGCCAAAGTTCGACCCGCTGATGCGCGCCTGTGGATTCAATGCCGCGTCCGTGGCTTCCACGTCGGTCACCTACACCCCAATCAGCACGACGCCGGAAAGCTGCGAGCTCTACCACAACTGGGACGGCAACAAGCACCAGGGACTGGGTGCCCGGGGTACGTTCGACATCTCCTTCCAGGCTGGCCAGTTTCCCCGGTTTGACTACACCATGACCGGGATCTACGTCCCTCCGACGGACGTGGCCTTCCCTACGCCGACCTACACCAACCAGGCGGCCCCGGTGGCCTTTGATGCCGGCAACACCCCGACGGTCACGGTGGCTAGCCTGTCGGCCTGCGTGTCTGAGTTCAGCTGCTCAATTGGCAACCAGGTGGAGTTCTTCGACCATGCCGGCTGCACCAAGCAGGTGCGCATCACGGATCGGACGGTGGAGGGCTCCATCACCATCGAGCGGCCCGACGCTCTGAGCACGAAGGACTTCTACGCGCTCGCCATCGCTGGCACCACCGGCGCAATCACCTTCACGCACGGCACTGTCGCCGGTAACCGGGTGGGCATCAGCATCCCGCTCGCCAACTTCGGCCCGCCGGTCCCGGCTGACCTGCGCGGCGTGGCTGGCCTGCAGATCCCATTCGTGGCCCTGCACTCCGCCGGTGCCAGCGACGAAATCTCGATCGCTTTCACCTGAACCAAGCGGCTCAGGCTGGCGACTCTGATCCACACCATCACCATCCCATGTTTGAGATTGACAAGGGCGACAGCTACGAATGGACGGTCACGCTTGGCGAGCCGTCCAACCGCACCAACAAGGCCGAGACTTTCACCGGCCGATTCCGGCGCCTCAGCCAGCCGCGCATCGATGAGATCAACGAAGCTATCCGCCAACGGATGATCGCCGCCACGGCCGGCGAACCCGTCGAGGGCATGATTGATGACATGCAGCTGGCCGATGAGATCCTGACCGGCTGGAGTGGCATCACCAGCGGCGGCCAGCCGGTGGAGTTCAGCGAAGGCCTGAAGCAAGAGCTGATCGCCCGGGCATCGTTTGCTGCGGCGATTGTCGAGGCCTGGAATGATTCAATCATCGGCGGGCGAAAAAAAACCTCGAGGATGCCGCAAGGCATTTCCTGAGCGGGGGCAGTGGTGACGGCCTGGCGGCTGCTGCAGCGGACTGGGGCCTGGAGCTACCAGAGGAGGAGATCGGCCCCAGGTCGTTCCTGGTCTGGCCTGAGAACTGGGAGGCGGTGACCATGTTCAGTCGACTCCAGACCCAATGGCGCACCGGCCCACGTGGCCCGATCGGCCTGGACTATGGCGCCGCACAGTGGCTCTTTAGCCTGTGTGGAGTGACCCAGCCGCTGGCGCTGCTTGAGGACATTCAGACCATGGAAGGCGCCTACCTGATGGAGCTGCACAGCTGATGGCCAGCATGGATGCCATCCTGAAGATCAGCGCCAAGGGTGATGCCTCGGGCTTGGCTGGGTTGACCGCTGGCATCAAAGGGATTGAGAAGGCGGGAAAGGATGCCAACAATGCCCTGGGCGGCATGGGCAAGATCCTCGGCAGCGTGACCGGCGGCGTGCTGGCCCTGGGCGCTGGATTCTCGGCTGCTGGCGTGGTGGCGTTTGCCAAGAGTGCGATTGATGCCGCCGACAACATGCGCGACCTGTCGCAGAAGACAGGCGTCAGCGTTGAGAACCTCAGCCGATTCCAGCAGGCGGCGCAGATGGCCGGCACTGATGTGGAGGCCGTCGGCAAGGGCCTAGTGAAGCTGGGGCGCAACATGGTCGAGGCGGCCACCACAGGCAAGGGGCCGGCCGCTGAGGCATTGAACTACCTAGGCATCAGCGCAGTTGATGCCACGGGCAAGCTCAAGAGCGCCGACCAAGTGATGCTGGAGGTGGCTGACAAGTTCCAGCGGATGCCCGATGGGGCCAGGAAAGCCCAGCTTGCCATTGACCTGCTCGGCAAGTCTGGCGCCGACATCATCCCCATGCTCAACGGCGGGCGCCAAGCCATCGAGGGCCTGGCCGCCACGATGAGCACGGAGTTCACCAATAAGGCCGACGCCTACAACGACAGCTTGGCGGCCACCAAGGCCGTGTTTGGCCAGATCGGCATGGAAATCGCCAACCAGCTGCTGCCGTACCTCAGCAGCGCGGTGGACTGGATCTCAAAGGTGGGCATCGGCTTCCGGGATTACATCGTGGCCAATCAGGAACCGATCAGGCAGACGATTGAGACGATTGGCGGCATCGCCAAGGCAATCGGCCCATGGATTATTGGAATTGGCGGAGTGATTGCGGTTTACAAAGTGTTGACCGAAACGCTTAAAGGATTGGCCGTTGCCCAGGCGGTGATTGCTGCACTTCAGGGCCCCGGCGGATGGGTGAAGCTTGCTGCCGCTGTTGCCATTGGCGGAGGCGCCGTGCTGGGCCTCAACATGGCGCTCAAAGGGACCCAGACCGGAGCCAGCGAAGCCGAAGTGGAGGCCAGAAAACTGGCCGAGAGCCTGAAGCGTGGCAAGACAGAGGCCGAAAGTATCGAGCCCCCCATCGAGAACGCCAAGGCCAAGCAGGAAGCATTCAATGCTGCCATTGACCAGAGCAACGCCAAGTACAAACTGCTTGCGGCAACAATTGACGCCACGTCTCAAACCATTCAGCAAGTGGGCAGCCTGAGAGATGCCACCCTGAACGCAGACATTGCGGTAAACAATGCCGCAAAGTCCATCCTTGAATACAAGCTCGGTCAGGCTAAGACAGACGCGCAGAAGATCCCCATCCTGCTGCAGATCAAGCAGATTGAGCTTGAAAACGCCAGTCTGCAAAAAAAGGCGCTGGACGACCAGATCTATCAAGAGACTGTGATTGTTGACCTGAAACGGCAAAAAGCCTGGCAAGAGCTGCGCAGCGCCCAGGCGGCGCTGGCCACAGCACAAGCCATGAAACAGGAAACTGCAAAGCTCCAGGAGCAAGTGAACCTGATGAAGGTGGCGGCCAACTCGGCGGACACCGAGTACAAGTTCCAGCAGAAGATTGCCGCGCAGAAGTCCCGTGGCGCCCAAGCCGCTTACGACGCCCAACGGCAGGTGATTGGGTTCGGGATCAACGAACTGCGCAACCAAGCCGCCAACCTGCCCACCGGCCGATTCATGAATGGTGCCCCCGTCCGAAGCGATGGCCGAACCGGGATGATGGTCAATGGCGTCCTGACCTACGCCGGCGGCGGCTACACCGGCAACGCCCCCCGCAGCGGCGGCCTTGACGGGCAAGGCGGCTTCATGGCGATGCTGCACCCCCGAGAAACCGTGATCGATCACGCGCGGACCGGCGCCGGTGGTGGTGTCCCCAATATCACGATCAAAACCGGCGAGGTGCTGCAGATGCCGGATGGCAGCCAATGGGTGAGCATGGCTGACCTGGAGCAGGCCATGCGCGCCACCGCGGCGGGTGTGCTTGGCCAGCTGCGCACCCCCGCCGGGCGCATCGCCATGGGTGGTGCCTGATGGCTACCGGACAGGCTGCGTTCGTTTCCCTGGGCGATGGCATCGGCACCGTCTTCGCGCGGTGGCAGAGCTATTGGATCGACGCCATCACTACCTGGGACAGCCAATCCTGGACCTATCAGCAGTTCGATTGGAGTGGCATCGCCAGCGGCCAAGCAACGGGCGAGCAGGCAACCCTCACCTTGCCGGCGGTGCCATCGGTGCTGAGCGTGACTGAGGCGGCCCTGGCGGGCCCGTGGGTGGCGCAGGTGCGGGTGATTCAGTTCGACGAAGAGCAGGGCACCACCGCGCCACCGGCTACCTATGTGCTGGCCGCCAGCTGCGTCGGCGAAGTGATCGGCGCATCGGCCACGCTCACCACCATGACCTGGAAGTTGGGCTCGGCGCTGTCGCCGGTTGGCGCGCAGTTCCCGCCGCGCACGGC